AAGGTCAATAACATAGTCGGTTTCGCCAAAATCGTTTAAGATATCATATTCATAAGCGTTGTAGCCTAGTTTCTTAAATTCGTTTTTGAATGTGCCACTTTGTTCAAACATACAATGAAATGTTCTACTCATAAATGATAATCTCCATAGCACAACTTAAAATATCGTCCTCCAGGATGACTGTCATTTCGTTTGGACTTTCGCCAATGATACGCTCATTATTTAGTTCGTAGTATCTATCAACAATGTCAATTGTCTTGCCTTGGTTTTCTAATTGTATAAAAGCGCGTTCTAGGGCTTGATTTGAGCCATCTTGAATATTTATACGATTATCTCTTAAAACTTGTCTTAAATAGGTTTCTATAGCCATTTCTAGCACTTTTGTTTCCTTGCGAATAAAACTCTCGATGGCTTTGGCTCTTTCGTAAGCAGATAAACCACTAATATTTTGGCTTAAAACAAAGATTTTGCCCTTTTCACCTTGATAAGTTTTAATCTCCAATTCTTTCTTTGCCATAACTCTAAATATCCTTTGCTAATCTATATTCATAACCTTTATAAATATGAGTTTTTGAATAGATACAAGCATATTTAATTGTATTAGCATAAATGCCTAACTTTTTGCTTGCCTCTTTAATAGACAAAAACCTATCTACAATTTCGCCATCTAATAAGCGAATAACTGGTATTTTATAAGCATTATGAGAAATTGATTGATTTTCTGTTTTAATCAATTCATTATCAAAAGCGTGCCTAATGTTTTCTTTCCTAGTTGCCCATTCCAAATTATCAACGCAGTTGTTTAATTTATTGCCGTCTAAATGGTTTACCTCTCTTTTATTTTTTGGGTTAGGAATAAATGCTTGTGCGACAAGTCTATGAATATAACAATATCTATATTTCCCATCTTTGCTTTTTATGTATACAGATAAATAACCATTAGTCTTATTGAAATTAGGTTTTAAGATTTTTGTCTTATATCTTCTAATACATTTAGTTCCTTTTATAATTGTTTCGTTAGGAATGTCAATTCTCCTAACAAATCCATTTTGAGAAACACAATAATTAGGATAGTCTTTGAGTTGTTTCCATAAATCTTCCATTTTATTTTTCTCCTGTTTCTTCTAACATTGAAATATCGTATGAATTAAAGACCTCATAAAAATCGTTTAATTGATTTTGATTTCCATTTTTATCAAATAGTTTTCCCATTCCATCCATTCCAACTTTTTTTACATAATGCCAATAGCGTTTTAATCTTGGCGAAAGAGATTTCCAAAGACTTTTTAAGAAATCCTTTGTTTCTTGTTGCGAACCTATCCAATAACAAAAGTCTTTGCTAATAATGATTTTGTCGTGTTCATAACTCTCATTATTGTCTTTAATGTCTTTCCAAATCGCTGGACAATGGTCGTGGCACTTTTCGTCATCGTTCCACTCATAACCATCAATTTTTTCGCATATTTCTTTTTGGGTGGTTTTGCGATGTTCCACTAATGAGTTGTATTTAATCAAGCGATATAATTCCCATTGTCTTGGCGAAAGACAACTTTTTTGTTGTTCGTTATTATCCAAACTCTCTTGATATGCTTGTTCAAACAAATCTAATTGTTCTGTCATAACTAAAATCTCCTTTGTTAGTTCTCTAATCATTGTTATTGGGCATTTCATTCAATTCCTTTAAGAAATCATCCCATTCATCATTCTCTTTTTCTTTATTTTCTTTTTCTACAATTGCATCTCTACTATCTATAAAATCTTTTTTAATAGAATTATGATTTTTTGTTTTGTTTTCATTTCCTTTAATTTCATTTTCTTTTAATGGTTCTTTCTCTTTATGGTTTTTCATTTCATACTCACCATTTACGATTTCAACCTTTGAAAGATAAGAAATAAAGTTAGTGGCTCTAGTTCCAATATATTTGTTGTGCTTGAACCAATGTCTAATTAAGAATGTTTTATTATTATGCTTATCGCTAAACATATACACAAAACCTTTCTCATTAAGTTCGTTGATAGCGTCTAAATACTTGTAGGAAAACAAAGTGTTGTCAAAGTTTTCCTCACATTCATCTAAACCTTTTGCGAGTTTAACGCCATTACCCACGAAACCCATATCATCGGCATTTACAATAAACATAAAATAAAGCAGTTTTGCTTTGTTTGAAATGTTATCTAGGAAACCACCAACATTTAGAAAGTCGCAATTTACTAATCTTTGCTTAATCATAGTCTAGTTCCTCTATGTCCTCGCACAAATCACAAAAGGGTTCATCACACTCTTTGGTGTAGTAGAAATGGCATTCGTTGTATGGGTCATAGACTTTTCTAATTAAGGTATATTCTTTACCATTTACTAATATCTTTTCCATTAGTCTTTCCCCCATTCGTTTGTAAGTTCAATGTCTAATTCGGCAAGGCTTTCCATTTCGCTTACTTGCGTATAATCGCCAAACTTGAAATGGTGTCTTAACTTGCCTAAAGTCGCAACAAATATAACCTTGTCAATTTGTTTGAGTTGCTCAATTAGTGTGCCTACATAGGTCAAGCAACTATAACTATCTAGTCTTATCTCGCCATTAACATTGTTAATTTGAAACAAGATAAAAGAGCAACTCTCTTTCCCTGTGATATCGTGCTTAATGAATTTGGGCTTACGAATAATAAAACCACTCAATTCCACGCAATTGCGATATTTATAGGTCATATCCATTGTCACTGGGTTATGTAGCATTAAATCAATTGTTTCTTTAATCGTTTTCATTTTCAATCTCCTTACCAAATAATTCTTGATAAGATAAAATCTCGCTTACTTTTTTGGCTTTTCTACAAGTCACGCAATGACCACAACCACTTGGTTTGATAAGACCTTTTTTGACCATATCATAGTGTTCGCAATTTTCTTTAACAAAATCTAATGCTTTGTCTAAATAATATTGGTCAATTTGAATTAGTGCTTTATCAATGCCATCTTCTTTAGTGGCTACTGCTAAAATAAATGGCAATTTCTTGCCAATATTTTGCCTAACTATTTCTTGGTAAATAGCACCAATAATGTCATAGCCATATTTCTCTACAAAATCAACATATCTATGTCTAGTTTCATCCCATATTTTTTCAAGGATACTAGCCATTACTTTTAAGTCAACGATAGCCCACGATAAAAGACTATCAATTTTGATTTTGAATTTAACACCACTAATTTCGCCTGTCATAATTGCCTGGTGTTCGCCATTGATGGCATCATAAAACATTTTGTCTTGGCTAATCGCTTGGATAATATCGTTGGCTTTTTCAAAATCTTTTAGTAAAGTTCCATCTTTCTTAAAAATTTGTGGCGTGTTTTCCTTAAACTTTTCAAAATCGTCTGTAAAGAATGCGTCAACATAAGAACCCACCAACATATCTTTGGTAGGTTCTTTTGGTTTTTTAATGTTGTCTAACGCATTTAATTCACATTTCATAAAGTCTTTGAATTGACTTGCCGACATATATTCAAGGTTCATTTCTTGTGTGTAATAGTTCTCATTTGTTAATTTCATAACAACACCTCTTTCAATAAGTCATATTCTTCTTGAGTTAAACAAAACTTTTCAACCGCACTTTTATAATCTCTTTCAGCCATTTTCTTAAAAGCAATAAGCATTAAAGAGTTATATTCTTCCACTTTTTTAGATTGTTGTAAGAGATGAACAAAAACGCCTTTATTCTTGATAATTTCTAATGCTTTGAGTTCTTTTTCAATATCATTAAAGTTCGCTTTCATACAAGGTGTTAAACCCTTTGGCAATAAACTATCTAATTGTTCTTTGATGATTTGTAGTTCTTCTTTACTTGTCATAATTCTAACCACCTTTTAACAATTTCTAATTCGCTATCAACGATAGTTCCAAATTGGTAGCGTTTACTAAACTCTGTGTTATTAGTGTTTCTATAAATGCTATCTAAAACAAATGGACACTTTTTTAAGATATCAAGTATTTTTCCATATCTATGCGCCATATCTCTCCAGTAGTCGTGTAAAGCACATTTACTTTCTAAACCAGCAATTGTATCGGCTAATTCTTGTAGCCCATTTTCAATTGTGTCTAGTTCATTATCAAAGACATCTGTCATATTTTTACAAATATCTCTAATCTCCTTAACAGCGTTTAATTCTTCAATGATAATTTCCTTGTTTTCCATTATTCGTTCTCCAATCCTAATTTCTTAACAATGGCTTTGCCTTGGCTTGTAGTTAATTGTTCAAGTTGTTGTGTATTGAAATGTTTTTCTACCCATTTATAGAAATTGTCTTGGTTTTGGACATTCCTAACATATTCTTGTATAAGGGCTAAATCGTGTGTGCTAATACTACCTTTTGGTTCGTTCACTTGTGGTGTTGGCTCATTTTCTACCTTTTTTGGCTCATTTTCGCCATTCTCTGCCACTTTTGTGCCTTTGCCGTATAAAAAGACTACCTCTTTGGTTTTGTCGTTTATAATGGCTAAATTGGTAATTCTCTTGTTCTTGTCATATTCAATGACTTTAACACTATACCTTGATTTCTCGTTATTGCCATTTTCACACTTGATATAGATTTTTGGTGAGTAATAGAGTTCTCTACCGATACCCCAGTTGAAACACGCTCTCTTAAAGGCATCGCTTAATTCACCCTTGACTTGCTCTGTGGTGAAATCGTCATCACCACCGTTGTCTTTCCATAACCATTCATTGCGTTCTTCGTTATAGATACCCACGCTACAAACCATTGTGTTTTTGACTTGGTAATACTTACATTGCCAATTGAATTGTCCAACTGTTTCGTCTAATACACATTGGTCAACTCTGGCGTTCTTGTAGAGCAATAAGTAAAAAGCCTCAATATCGTTGGTTGGCTTTCCAAATTGGTCTTTCTTTTTGATTGTGTTGCCAACTCTACATTCAATCTCGTTGGCGTTTAATGTTCTAAAGTTTAATGTTTTCATTGTTTGTTCTCCTATCTTTCTAAATCATAAACGACATCTAATAATTCGATATCAATTCTTAATTTTTTGGCATTCTCACCAACGCTATCAAAAAGTGATAATGAATGCGTTGTGGTAAAATCTACCAAACCACTAATGTTTTTTGTTTCGACTGTTGTGAAAGTTCCATAAGCCTTTTCGTTAATGTTGCTCTCACCAAAAGTCTTTTTGAGCAAGTCAATAGTCTTTTCAACTTGCTCTCTTTGTGCTTGATTTTCAGTTCTTAAAGAAAAATACATAATTGCCTCCTTATTTCCTTAATTCAACTTTTTATAATTGTTTGTAATACTTTATAAGTAGAACGCTTTGGTCATATTGCCATTTCGCGTTGGCTTTTGGGTTCTTATCGAACTCAATAACATAGCCATTCATTCTAAACTTAAACTTTTGGTAATACTCTTTGATTTGGGTAATCTCGTAGCCATTGGCAAGTGCGTGGTCACAAAACCACGCAAACTTGCTATGACCGATATGCTTATCGTGTATTTCTTCTAGTGTTCTATTCTTGACCATATCAATCCCAATCCACCTCTTCAAATACAAATAAGCCTGGATTAAATCTAGTGGCTTGGTGTTCGATAGCCAAGATATTTTCATAGTCGATATATCGTTTTAATTCGTAGCACCAAATAAGACTACCCTCAAAATCCTCAAATCGTGTTGTGTAAACTTGGTTTTCGTCATCAACACCTTTTTCACAACCTTTTTCAAGTTTCACTTTACAATCTTGCGTTTTTAATAATCTTAACGCGTATCTTTTTGATAATTTTACTTTATAAATCATAATTGCCTCCAATCTTGTGTGAGCATAGGAAACTACATTGACATTTACTTTGGTAATCTCCTATGCCCACTTTGTTTAATTATAGTAGTTCAATTCTCACTCTCGTTTTGTATCTTTCAAGGGTTAAGCCTTTACAGAGTTTTGGAAAGTTCTTTTTGATATGTTCTACTATCTTTTCATAACTAGGAATGAAATAAGCGATATAAACACTTTTAGAGCCACAATTCCAAGTGTCATAATAATTACCATTTTTGGTTGCCACTAGGTGATGACTTAATCGTAAAATTGCTTTGTCGCTATCCCAATATCTAGCCCAATCATCTACTGTGTATCGCCTACCATAAAACTCGGTTCTCATATCACCTTTGTTTTTGCGACCTAATAAAACCTGTTCCACAAAAGGTTTCCAATTGTCACTATTGTTAAACTTGTGGCAACCTGTTTCCTTTTTGAAACGATTTAACATAATCGCAATATCGTGGTAGTTGATTTCACTAGCGATTGTGATTGCTCTTTTAACGCAATCTCCCACTAATTTTCCTTGTGGGTGTGGATTTGTTTGTTGAAACATTTTTTAGTTCTCTTTTCTAAAGGTTGACCACCACCTTTTAGTCGTATTCGTATGTCAATGTCCATTCCCTAAATGGCTCAAAGACTAAAGCCCCAATACTTAAATCACTATTACCTTTTTAGTTTAGATAATAAAAACAAGGATTTATTCTTTATACACGAAAAAGCCTTAATCGTGTTGACCTCCAAGTTTTCAAAGAACAATTTTTAATGGTTTTGGTTGGTGGTTGCCATTTCCACCTTTTTGGTTTTGCCTGTCTACGCTTACTATTGTAAAGGAATGTTTTTGATATTTCAATAACTTTTTTAACAAATTCTTTTTTATATAAATATAAATAAATAGTTAGGCTATAACTAGTGGTTCTTGGAACGATTTTTGGCTAGATTACACTACAAATTGGTCATTGTCGCGTGAACTTGGCGCAAACTTGAAAATGAACTTTTTGTACACTCAATTGATAAACTTACCTATGTCAAGTCCCATATTTTTCAAAAATAAAAGCCCATTAGTGACAGGAAAGATTGGGCTTTTACGATAGAAATGAGAACTAACAAATGAAACACATTTGCTAGGGGTATTATAGCACAAACAAAAATAGTAGCAAGACCACCACTACTATTTTGCTGTTATTTGACATTTAGGAAGGCAATTACGAATTAAGTATGTCAATCACTTAATTACAATATTATTATACACTATTGAGCGTTATTTTCAACGCTTTCTAAAGGCAATATTTGTCTTTTGTTTAGTTCTTTTTCAATATCAACAACACTATCATAAGGACTATGAATATATAAGTCTTTCTCACAACCAGTAATAAACTTTTTGATTTCCTCTTTTTTCTTTCTTAATAATGCCACTTTATCTTGGACTACGAAATTGTAGTTTGTGTATAGTTGTAAGACACCAAATAGAACCCATAATGCCACTTGTAATGTAGAGCCAATAAAACTAGCCCAAGACCACGCGTTTAGCACTGGAACGAAATAAACACCAATGACAGCGATAATCGTTGCCCAAATCGTGTTTTTGGTCACATTCTTGCCACGCTGTATTTTATCGGTAATCTCTCTATGTGTATCTTGGTCACTTAATGTAGCATATTGGCTAAATAAATTTAGAACATAGATTTTAATTTTAACACATTTCTTAACTGCGAATTTTTGAGTTAATTTTAATTTGCTAAACATTTCTTTAGTTCCAATGTAGTTTCCATCGTAGTCAAACCATTGGTCGTATTTAAGTCTAACACTTTGTAATTTTTGAATACGATAATTTCTCTTTTTCTCAATTTCTTGGTATAGATAAAAGTTATCGGCTCTTTCCATATAAGGAATAGCACTATTACAAGCCTCGTTATATTTATCTTCTTCATTTTTCCAAGTATCACTATTGTAGCCTTTAGAGAAACCATTTTCGCCAAGTGCTTGTTTGATAGTGACACCACAAATAATACCAACAATTGCTTGTGCTAGTAATACAAGTGGATTTAGGTTAGTTTGTTCTAGTTTAACCATTTGATATAAGATATACGCAATTGATACGATAACAACTACGATATCCATAGCAAAAGTTTTTAAGTATTTTATAGGATTACTTTTAATTTCCTCATAAGTTTCTTTAATGTCCATTGTGTTGTGTCCTTTGTTTTTTAATTAAAATCTAATATCGCCTTTTTGTTTAAGTTCTTGTTCAACTTCTTCCTTTATAACATCTTGTTTGGCTTTGGCAATTGTTTCCTTATAAGCATCGGCTTTCTTTTTGAACTCTTTGCTAGTCATATCTAATCCAAATGCGCCTAAAAGTCCCAAGCCACCGAACATCATAATTGTGGTAATTTGGCTCATAATGTCTGCTAATAACATAAAGATAAATGCTACTGCGAACCAACCAACAATAAGGGTTATATAACCACCAGTGATTTTTTCATCTTCTTTTTTCTTGCCTACTAGGAAAACTGCGATACCTAATAATGCTAACGCAAGAGTGCCACCTAGTCCAACTTTCCAACCATTCTCGTTGTAGAACCATTCTTGTGCGTTCACACAACCCATTACGATAAATGGTGTAAAGATAGAAAGAAACTCACAACCAAATGTTGTATATTGTAAGGCACGATATTTAGTTTGCTTTTGTTTCGCTGTCAATTGTTTCTCTGCCATACTCTAATTCCTTTCCAAAGTTCTTAATCTTTTGGTTAGTGGATAATTTACAAATATCAACAAGATAGCCTTTGTATTTAGCAAGTTGCTCTTTGAGTTCTTGTTTTTCTTTTTCGCTTTCTTGCTTGTATTCGTTATGCTCTCTTTTTAATTCAACAAGTTCTTTTTGTGGTTGGTTCTTTCTAATGAACACAACGATATTCCAAACGAACCAAAAGAGTGCGATGCTTGTGATACCGACAATTGGTAATGGTTGATTTAATAAAGACCAAATGTAGTTGAGTGTCCAAGTAGTGCCACTTGGGTTAATGATATAGGAAACAAAACACCAACCTAATAGTGCTAATGCTAAACCTAATAAGATATAACAAAAAACTTTTTTACCTTTGCTCATTAGAAATTACCTACCTTTTCTAAAATTTGTTTATATTCTTGTGGTGCGTTTTCTAAACTCAATTCACAACTATTGAAATAGAAATCAAACCAATCTTTTTGGAATTGCTCATCATTTTCTAACAAACCTCTATCAACGAAATTGTCATAGATAGACTTGGCTAAAATTAGGTTCTTTTTCTCTAACTTGGTTAGTCTATTGCCTAGTTCATTATGTTGTCCAATGTGAATAACTTTTTGTCTTTCACTTTCACTTTCACATTCGTGTTGTTTGTTAAGCATTTTTTTATATTCTTGTTCGCTAACACTTTTTACTAAAAACACTTGGTCTTGTTCCAAAGAGATAGCCACTAATTTCTTGTTTTCTAGCATACTAAATTACCTCTATACATTAAGATTATATCAAATGAACAATGAAATAAACAACTTTGTTTATCAAGTCCCAAGCAAAAAGGGGTTTTTAAGCCCCTTTAATTACTTTTTAGACTTATAGTATTCTACTTGTCTTAATCGTGTTTGTGCTTGGCTTTTGGTGGGGTATGTTTTGCTTAATGGTTTACCACTTTCGCTAAACACTTTCCAACCACCGCTTACTTTCCTAACCATTTATTTCCTCGTATTCTCTCGGTTTTTCTTTGAGTTCCGTAGCCTCGCTATAAACTCTATCACTACCTTTGACTTTGAGTTTGCCACTATCGGCTTTGATTAAATAGAAATCACCTTTATCAATTTTGTGTATCATAAGTTATCTCCTTTATTCATCATCAACCCAAGTTAATGTGCCTTCTATATTTTTAAGTGTTTGTGTTTTAGTAGCATCATAACCACTAATGCTTTCAAGGAATGTTTGTGGCGCAGTTGGTAAGTCAGTTTTCTTTGCTAACTCGCTTGGTGTTCCCTCTACATAATCGTATAAGGTATCAATAAATGCTTTGTAATCAACAGGGTAGAAAATTAAATTACCTTGTGGAACTCCGCTTGTTCCCTCAAAGGACATAGAACCAAAGTCATCAATGATAAGGTTAGGTGAGAATGTTGTACCTTGTTCGGTTGTTGGTGTTTCGAGTTCGTAATAGAGATAGACACCAGACATAGCGGTTTTGAATGTGTCGGCATCACTATATGCTGTATCATACACAATAATCTCATTAGTTCCAAAATAACCATTATTTCCACACATTGTTTTATCTTTTACTTTATTATAAACATCTGCGCCTGTTGCTCTTGTATATTTTGAACAACTAATATTAGGCAATTGGCTACCTGTGTTTCTAGCAATATTTGTCACTGTTGCTCTTAAAAAACCATTTACATAAGTCCAACTTAATGTGCTTAAATCTACATAGCCAACATTTCTAGTTATCTCACCACTTGGTAATTTAACATCGTGAGCATTACCAGCCTTGCGTAATGTTTCTGTGCCTGTATCTGTATTGGTTAATTCTTCGTATGGGTAGTATTGGTCATAACCACTTTCACCATCGTAGTAAATTGAAAGTGTGATTTGTGTTGCTGTTGATGGATTATAAAATCTAACATAGATAGCATTATATGGAACTATAAATAGTCTTGTTCCAGTAATTGGAATAGTTAATGTGTTAATTCCTACGTCACTGATAAAGTTTTTATTAGCATCGTAGAATGCAACTCTACCATCACCAGAAGCACCATATAAGATATAATCTAAACCTGGGATAACTTTAATATAGTTTTTACTAACGAAATAAGTATCACCAACATAAGTTTCAACACCATTGTTTAAGTAATAGCCAACTTTTCTTTCTTCATCCCATTGGTTTCTACCGATACATTTAATATAACGACTATTAGCGTTAACTAATTCACCTGTGTTATAGGTAAGTGAGCCTTGATAATAACGGAAAAAGTTTTCTGGGTGGTCTAATAAGTCTTGTGGAATATCGCCGTTGAACCATTGGGTAAGGTCAATAATATATGGTCTTACTGTATAAGTTCCATTTGGTGTGCTTTGACCAACATAGAAAAATGCTTTTGTATTAGTAGTGCTTGTAATTGATGCGATGTAGTATTCACTAACATTGTTTCCATAACCACTAATATAGATTTCAATATCTATACTTGACACAACTTTTTTGCTACCAATAATTAAATATTTATGACCAGCCAACCATTCTCTTGTGTTTAACAAATCAATCTGGTGATAACTTGTAGCATCATTAACTGTGACTGTAAATACATAATCATTACTAGATGCGATTGTAATACCATTGTTTGTTGAACTAACTGTTCTAGCGTGAACAATTTGATTAACCACCACACTATTGCCTTGTTTTTCTTTCATTAAAGCAATACTACCTGTGGCAAAATCTGGTTGTGTGCCATTCGCTGTGCCTGTTGCTTGAAAACTAAATGGTTCATCTTGGTCATCGCCACTTTCTTCATCGTAAGGACTTAATTGGTCAGCAACACCTACTGTCATCGTTGGATAATTACCATCGACATTGGCTTTATCGTTTACAAATGCCACTGCGCTTTCAATATCGTCCACTAAATCTTGGAAAGTAGCAAGTTCCCAATCTTCACTATCCCAAGTTCCAGTTGTGCTATCGGCAATACATTTGTATAACTTGAATGTATCACTTGGGTCTTCGTAAACAACGAAATCACCTTTGTTGTAAGTCTTTGTGCTATCGTATTCATCAAAGCACATAGCAATTAGTCTTTCATAGACATCTTGCGCCATATTTTGCTTATCGGTATTTGATAAGCCAATCTTAAATGTTTTTGTAGCCATATTATTCTCCTTTAATTAGCCTCAATGCTTAATATACCTGTATCACCATTGTAAGTCATATCGTAAAGTTCGGTAGCATAGACCATTGTGATTTCGCCTGTGCTTTCATTATAATCTTGAACCTCAAAGAAACCAGCCGACATAAACTTTTCGTCATAAGCAGTCCAGTCAATTTCCGCGCCTAGTTTGTCCCAAGCACTACCAAGCCATACAACATTATCGCCTGTGAATACTTGGATATCACCATCTTCTAATGTGCCACTATCAAGTAAGTTATAAACATCACCTACTTGTTGACCAGTTAATGCGTTAAGTTCGGCAACTGTCTTTGAGCCTTTAATTTTATAGACATTTGAAATAGCACTTGAAATGCCATTATCAACATATTGTTTTGTCGCAACTTGACCATTGGCAATTGGGTTTTGAGCATAGATACGACCATTACTATCTCTACGAACAAAATCGCCATCAACATAGTCATCATAACCAAATGTTGTTTGTGCGCCTTGGTCATCTGTCCCATAAACTTTATTAGCACTACTTGTCTTATTAACCTTTGTTGCGCCTAGTGTATCAACATAGTATTTGTTGGTAGCATCATTGTTGTTTGTGGGGTTTGGAACAATTGGACTTGAACTAAATGTTTTGACACCAGCAATTGTTTGGTTGCCACTTAATTTAACGACCACATTATCATTTGCCTTTTGGTTAAGCAAAGCATCGGCTTGTGACTTTGTGTAGTAATCACTTAAATCAATTTGAGTTGTGCCAATATCTAACCAACCATTACTTTCCCAAATATATTGGTAATAGCCTTTTGTTAAATCGCTTGTGTTAATTGGGTAAAGATAGATATAGCCCTCTACACCAGTTGTAGCCAAGAAACTATTGAGTGTTGGGTATGTCGTTGTATTGACTAAAATAAACGCATTTTCCTTAATTGTCGCTACAAGACCATCTACATAACTCTTGCTTGTTGCGTGAGCATTTTGTGTTGGTGTAGTAGGAACATTTAATTGACCATTGCTATCTCTTTGTGGAATAGCATTTGGGTCGGCACTCACATCATAGTCAAGTGTTGTTTGGTTTCCACTATCACCAGTGGCATAGATTTTCAAACCATTATTTGTTTGTCTAACAAACTTTATTTGTACTTCTTCAAATAGGTAATAAAAATAATCATCATAATACCAGTCTGTCAATTGATAAGCATATAGATTATTCAAATCAAAAGCAGTGATTTGTGTGTGATTATCTTCATCTAAACCATACACACATAGATATTCAATGTTGTCGTATTTCACCACAAATAATCTTTGTGTACCAACAATATCGTAAATGTCTTGGAATGTTTCATTTTCAATTTCACCAATTCTATAAATAACCTTACTCTCACCTAAAATTCCTTTATCGGCTAATTCGTAGTAAGGTGAACTATCGGTTTTCTTATAGTATAAGTGTTGGGCTAGTGAATAGAATAATTGACCATTGTCGTAGCCACTTAAATCTTCACTAGTAATATTTGCCACTACTTGAATTGAGTTTGAAACATTAGACTTACTACTTAAAGCATTGATAATCTCTTGGTATTGGTCTAAATCAAAACTAAAACCTAGTGGTCTTTGTGGTGCGTAGTTGTTAGAAAACTTAATCACACCAGTTGTTAAAATTGTTTGGCTTTCAATAGTAGCACTAATAGTTTGAATGTTTGTTTCGCTATCGGTAGTAATAGTCACTTCGCCATCGCAACCATTTAAGGCAAAGTAAATATCGCCTTTTAATTGCGTGTAGAATTGACTAACACTAAACTCAACATAATATTCATTAAGTTCACTATCCAAGCCAATGGTTGATAGCACTTGATATAAAATGCTACCATTTGGCAATTTCGCATTTAACACCCAAGTGATACCGTTTGTACCACCGATATCACGGACATAAAAGCGAATTTTGTCAACATTACTAGAACCTAAAAAAGTGTTGCCAGTAATTGGGTAATGAACAGTTCTCTCATTATCTTTGTAAGGAAGTCTGTCATTACCATAGAATACTTGTAATATTCTGTTTAGCATAATTCTTTCTCCTTTATAATCTATCTAAATTGTAAACGCATTTAGGCAAAAATAAAAGGGCATTTATTTTGCCCTTATTTTAGTTTCCAATGGTGTATTAGTAATTCTAGCACTTTGCCACTATTAGTTATTGCGCTTGTAGGAATATTTTTTGCTATAAACAACAAGTCTACCTTGCTTTCATTTGTATCTAAATTATATGCGTGTCTAAATATAGCCAAGTCTGTATTTGTTGGTATATCTCGTTCAAAACCATTAGACCAAGAACCATTTTTAGTGCTATATCTAGTGAAACTATAAAGCCTAATAATTAACTTTGGCAATTGAGAATTTTCATAAGAATAAGATATTTGAGCACTATTCATTTGACCATAAATAGTTCCATCTATTTCTTGTCTTTCTTCCCATTCATAATCTTCATTTATATTATTTTGGTTTAAATTAGAACCAGTTTTGTAGAAATAGAAATAGATATATCCATTATGTTCTCTTAAAATATTATCGCCAATTAGAACATCATCACTATCGTCAATTTGACAAGCATACTCAAATACTGGAACCTCGGTAGCGTCTTTGTTGTAATTTTGTTCAACTATTTCAATTTGGCTATTATTTTGTGATATCTCAAACATTCTATAGTCAATAAAACAACTAGCGTTGAAAAACATTGGGCTTTCGTTACCATAACCAACTAAATTTTTGAAATCAATAGCATTATCATAAGCATTTTGTGGCGATAAAAACACAATATCAATGTCTTTAAATTTTCCTTGTTGGTCAACATAAGTAATTGGTGTGTTTATATTAACTGTTAAGTCAAATAATTTTGATAAGTCAACTGCGCCATACATATTCATAAACGAATAACCAATAATATTGTTGTCTAAAAAGTCTAATGAAACATAAACCATTTTATTTAGGATATAAGTTGTAGTTTCAACTTGATAATACCAGTCATACGAATTATTTATTTCTTCGTCATAAGTTATTTTCATTTGGCAAACAAAATTAAAATTGTCGCTTGGGTAATAACCAAATTCAAAAATATTTACTGGTTCTAAATAATAATTTGTATCTCCACCATTTTGAGTGTAATATAGTTCAAAATAATCTCTATAAAGTTGTTTACGCTTAACATTATAGTTTTGTGGAATACCATAATCTCTAATGTTTGTATTTGGGTTTACCATTAAAGACTTTGTTGAAACCCATTTAGACATTGTAATTTCACATTCAATAAAATAACCAAAGTCATTAGATACGCTTGTTTCGTTTTGTGATAATGAAAGAGAAATGTTATTTATTACATACATTTCGTTATTGTCTAAAACCATATCACCAGCGTGTGGGATATTGCTATAAGCGTAATAGTGTGCGTATTTAGTAATTGTATCACTACTTATTTCTTTAGAATAAGAATTTATAATTTTTGAAAGAGCAACGCTATCGGTTAATTTACCATTTTGATTATAAAGTTGAATGTCGTTTTTTTCGCGTTGGTTATCTACTTTAATTTTTAGGTCGCTCATTGGAATGTAATTAACTCTCCATTGGCTATCATTGAAAAGTGTTTCTCTACCAGTAAGAGCGTCTAGTTCCATTTCAAAATACATACCACCGACATCAACAACAATAAGACTAATTTCATTTGATTGATAATCGGTTGAAAAACCATCTTTTATTTTAATAACTGGTGTTTGTAATACGCCACTAGTCATAGCACCAAAGTTTTCAATTAAGTTGCTATTTCTGTTCCAACAAATTGCTTGATTTGGTACTTTCAACATATCTTTAGTTTCTTTGTCTACTAAAGTAAATTTATAATATGTATCACCATAATCTCTAATATCTATTTCTGCTACATATGGGACATTATCACCTTTAATAATATCGCCTGTGTTGGCATTAACTACATTATCACCAAAAATTCTAATTGTATTTGCTTGTTCAATAATCTCAACAATTTTATCTGTTTTAGCATCAAATTGTTCCTCAAATGCCTCGGCAAACTCTGTTTCACCATAATAACTTGCTTGTTGTAATACATAAGCCTTTATTTGAGAAAGAGCATAATAAATAGAGTTCCTAATTGGTGGATAGCAATACTTATCTAAAATTTCATTTAATGCTTGGCTTAAAGGTGTTGTTCCACGCGTAAACGCACAAGAGCAATTATGGAAACCATCAACCATAGCAACCCAATTAACTTTGTAAGCATTTGTAGGTAGTCTTAAAATAGCATTATCTCTTGTAATGTCCCATTCTTTTGAACTTAAACGAACTGCGCCCATAGATGGATAAGTTTTTGTTTCGGTTGAAATTACATTCTCGGCATTTGACACCACAATTGTGCCAAAACTATTAGAGTTCATTGTTCTTGTTTCTCTAACATCATCAAATTCGCTCATTTGGTGAACTCTATTTAAGTTTCCAGTTTTTGATATAATTTCTAATATTGGATAGTTAATTGTATATGTATCGTTTGTAGAATTATATGAACTATTAAATGAAAGTTTTGGACACATATTATAAGCATCTAAAAACTCTCTTAATGCTACTAATAAGGTGTAATTTTCAAATGTTTTAACAAAATCAACTACCTTGTCTAAAAAGTTTTGACTAACACCTTGGAAAAAGTTTGCGTTTGTATAATCAAATTCAAAATTGCTTAAAGAGAAAAGTCTTGTTATAAATTGACTAATTGTGTATGTGTTATCGTTGAAACCACAGTCAGTTAAATCTCTAGCATTTGTAAGGTCAATTGCGCCTAACAAACTTAATTCGTGAACCCACACAAATTCACCATTGTCGTTTTGGTATCTATCAATTTTGTCATCGTCAACTACAAACCAACTATTTGTTTTTGGGTGATAAACAATTGACTTTGGTTCAATTTCAACGCCACTAAAAGACCACACGATTATTTTTGCGCTATCTTTAGTTCCATCAATAACAAAAGACATTTCAAAATTGCTTTGTATTTCACCAAGCAAACTGCCGACTTTGGTTAATTTGTCAAAAACATAAACTACATCTTTTGTCATAATATCACCTACTTATTTTGGTTGTATGTGTGTCTGCCATTCCAATAATTATTTGTAATTTTATATTGTCCGTGAATAGCACCAACACTATTTTCTAATCTCTTAAAGTCTTGCGTATTAAGTTTTTCAGCATCAACCATTTGTCGTTTTTGCCATTTCAAAATTTCTTGTATTACAAAAGCAACAAGAATAGCAAACGCTGGTCCGCTAATTCCTATTTTTCCTGTTGCTGTGTTGCGTTTTACTAGTCCAAGACCAGCACGACCAACACGCATACCTTTTTCCCACCAACCACCAGTCATTCTGTTTAGTAATGGGTTAATGGCTCTCATTTTTCTATTGTGTTCAACACCACCTTTTTCACCACCAAAAATAGATACCATTTTGCCTTTCTTGGCAACAAATTTTTTGCTAGTAGATGTTCTTACTTTTCTACCATCACTATCTGTTACAGTTTGTGATTGTTTTTGTTCAATGATAAATCTATAAATCGTAGCCATTAGTTATTCTCTCCTTGGATAGCCATAGATAACGAAATAGTAAGAGTATCACTCTCGGTGTTTTCAATGTCCATATCTCCAACTATCTTTGTTAAAATTTCTTGGTTCTTGAAATTACCCCAAGAACACCAATATTCGTTTACTTTATAGATAATATTTGGGCTAATATCATTATAGCCAGTTCCAATAGTCCCATATCTTGCGTAATTATACCATTGTTCTAATAAAGGTATGTTTTCGTCACAAATAAATGTGTATTGTAAAGTAAGCGCAATAGCATCAGCGTGACTATTCGTCTTGAATAAATTAGACACTAATTGATTTGGATTTGTGTTGATATTATTGCCACTAGGTAATTCAAGTGGTTCTAAATATGTATCGTTGGTGGCAAATGTAATATCACTTGGACTTGCTGGTATCTTATATTTAGACACTTTGATTTTTAATAGGTCGTTGCCTAACTTAACACCATTATTGACTAATGTTGCGCTACCACCAAATGATAGTTCACAATATTCTTCACCATTAAGGTTTCTAGGTTCATCACAACGAATGGCATCAAAACTAAATGATAATTTGAACTTTTCAAAACTATCGTGTGTAGGTGGGAACAAAATGTCTTTATGTGTACCATCATCTTCAATAAATGCCATATCAACATCATAGAAATCTATATTAGCATCACCAATTTCTTGTCTATCATCGTCATCAAACAATGTTTTAAGTTTCATTGATAAATACATTACTGCGTGACCAGTATCGTCTTTTTCGTATTTAGTCAATTCTACATCGCAGTCAATAGTGTGTGTTTCGTTATTGTTATCTACGATGTCAATAGTGCCTTGTGTGATTTTGCTATAGATTGGCAAAGTAGTTGCGACAACACCAGTGCTAGTAAGTTTTATATCAATTTCATAAATGTAATCATTATTATTTGTTTTTACACTTACAACATCTTGCGTGTATAACCAAGAAACTTGTTTACCAACACTTTTTTCAACAACTACTATCTTGTTTTGGTATTCACAATAGAACCAAGTTGCGTCTGTGTTCATAATGTCTAGCAAATCAAAGCACTCTACCATTTTAAGATTTAAGACTTGACCAGCCGAACCAACTACACCATAAAAATCTCCATTTGCTGGAACTGGTTTTCCTTGACCTTGACCAATAGTACCAACAACAAATGGTGTATAATATCTATTTCCGTTTTCGTCAACACAATTAAGTTGTGCGATATCAACCTTACGACCTTTTAACTTTTCAATTAAATTATTGATAGTGATAATACCTTGGTCACGATTAGATAACTTTGTTCTTAAAGAGCAAGTGAAAGTCATTGGCACAATTAAACTTGAATATAAGTTAGTAATGCTTGGGTTCTCTGGTGCGACTAAAACACCATTGAGAATAAGACCAGTTCTATTTTGTTGGTCGGCTAAATCTCTATAAGTTTCTACAAATCTATCAACATCGTCTTGACTTTTTAGTTGTTCATAGAAAGACAAAATACTAACTTGGTCTTTGCCACCAAAAAAGTTAGGATTAGCAATATGTTGCTCTAATAACTTTTGTTCAAATGTTGCTCTAATAAAATCTATTGGAAATCCTCTTAACATAATCTACACCTCAAATGAACTTAATGTGTTCATAATTATATCTTCGCTTTCTTGTGTTTGAAATTCATCGCTTAAATCGGTCAATTGTGTTCTACCCATACGCATACCATATTCTTGCGCTATCATAGGTAAAGTTTCGTTTAATATTCTTTCAATATATTGATAGTGCTTATTTGCATAGTAATTAGCATTTGGATTAACTTTATATGGTTTGCCATCGCTACCAACTACGATTTTGGTGGCTGTTCCTAATCTACTTCGTTGACCACGCACATTTTTGCGATACTCTCTTGAATAGGTCTTTCCATTAAAACTAATTCTACCATAATCTCTTTTGCCAAGTTCTTTAATTTTGGCTTGGCTACCACGACTACCTTTAGTTGACCTACCACGCTTTCTAATGACTTGGGCATCTTCTAAAATGTGATAGTAAGGATAATATTCCTCGGCATACTCACTACCGATTTCAAACATAATTGAGTTTTCGTTTTGTGTGGTTGGCAAATACATAAAAGCAATATCTCTAATATGTAAAGGTCTTTTTTTGTGTTTCAAATCAACCATTTCATCACTTTCGTAAGGAAACCTATCATAGAGATTTTGTCTAATGCTATTCGTAAACGCTTGTAAACTAAACTCTGCCATACTACCCCTTATTCAAGAACTAAATCTAAACTCTCAATTCTTGGTTTTAACATATCAACCACTAAAACATTATGTTCAATGTAGTTAGGAATGATTTGTTGAACCTTGTATTTTTTGTTGTCATTAAGTGTGATGACATCTTCTTTAATAATTGGTTTTCCACCATAGACTGTAATGGTAATTGTTTCTTTTAGTTCTTCTCTACCATTAACAAAACTTGGCACTAATGTTAGGTTCTCTTTAATGAAATAAAAAATGTTTTCCTCAATATCGTTATTAGGGCTTTTCCATTTACCTTTTTTATCGTAAACTCTACGGTCACAAAGAATAGGTGTTTTGAAACTCATAATGTTCTCCTATTGGTTTTGTTTGAAATAGACACCCTTTTGCCAACCATTGATTTTTGCCATTTCTAATTCGTGGGCAATAATGTTATCAATGAATGGGTCAACTGGGCTTGTTTCGTTTTGGAAAATTAAATTATAAATAACTCTATATTGAGCCTTAAAGAAAGTGGCAATTTTTTGTTGGTCGTTTCCTAAAAGACTTTCAATATCTAATTCGCCTTTGATACTATCATTAAGATAGCAAATTCTAGTGACTAATAAATCTAATGCTAAATAAATAATAGGTTGAACCATATCACCATTCAAAGCATAGTCGTTAAGGTCTAAACCCCTTTGTCTTAAATATTCATTGTCAACAACATATTTTTCATTCATACGAGATACCTCTATGCTTTTATTCTATCAAAATGAACATTGATTTATCAATAACCTAATCAAGTCCCAAGCGTTTTAGGTATTCAAGTTTCTCTTTGGTCTTTTTGTTTATTCGCCAAAAGTAGTTAATTTTTAGACTAGTGTTAAACACAGCATCATTGCGATTTAATTTTTGTTTAATAAACTCACTCAATGTTTTGGTCATATAGTGGTTCAAATAAATGGTTTCTTGTGAGTAATCTTCTTCAATTATTGTTTTAGAATTACAAGGTTTACCACTAGGTAAGACACTTTTTATTGGCTCAAAGTCATTTCCCCTACTAGCATAATGGCACGAATTGATATAAACACAATTCATTCCACCTTTTAGAATAAATTTACCTTGGTTCTCTAAAGTATTCTTGCGTTTAAGGTCATTAGTTAGGCTTTCTTTGATTTCCACTTTGAAAAATTCGTGAACAGGAATTGACATATCGCGTTCAATAACATCATCATCACCAAATAATCGCCACTTAATTCTAATTTGCTTTGCGTTCATAGTGGATAACCACTCTTTGATATTTGTAATTCCCACTAAAAATTCGTCAATGTCACAATACAAGCAATAATCAAAAGTGTTTTTGTATTTCCAATAGAACTTGGTATAAACATTGTGTTGTAGTAAACGACCTTTGACACCACGAATGTTTATGATAGTAATTTTACTTGCGTATTTTTGGTTTATATAGCAACCAACAAAGCGACTATTCAAATTGTCGTTATCGTATAAATAAATGTGGTCAACACCTAATTCTAGGTAATGTTTAACCCATTCGTTAATGTATAAATGTTCGTTTTTAGCAAGAGCGCATACTACAACTCGCATAATTGTCGTATCTCTTTCCTATATTTGTCAACATATTCTTGTTTGGTTTCGCAATTGACACAAATGATTTGGTGGTTAAAATCAAAGTCCTCTTTAAGTTCGGTATATAAAAAGTCAATTTGACTATCTAATGTCCCATATTTGAAATACTCATAAAGTGGGTAAATATATTGGTTGTGTTGATATTGAGTTCTAAACGCTCTAATCTTTGGCAACACAAACTCTTTAATCAAATTAAAACACTCTTTACAATGCGACTTTATCATAGGTGTAAACGAATGAACTGGTCTTAACATAGTGTCTTTATCAAAATCAACACCTAGTTTTTTAACTAAAGACATACAATTATTGTGGCATTGATATGAATAAACATTTGAGCAAGCATAAAAAGTATCTTTGCGCCATTCAATTTTAATTTGGTCATTCTCAAAAAAGTCGCTAGGCTCTAATTTACCAATAGGTAGCATATCATCATTAGCGTAAATAAAATGTTCACTCAAGCCTTTAATGTTCCATAAAAACATTTCTATCGTAGTGGAATTAAAAGTGGGTAAATATTGCCAAGGTATAAATTGTTCGTGTAAAACTATTTCGCAATTAGGTGGCAATAGACTTGGAATGATTTGTTCTTTGTTAGAAAGTATCAAATAAATTTTGTTTATCCAAGGCATATTCTTGCGAACTAATTGTAGTTGGTCATAGATAAAAGTAATGCCACCATAACGACTACCAAGTAATTCTACGATTTTTTCGTTAAGGTTATGTTTCTTACAATAGTCAATAAAAGTATTTCGCCACTTGATATCTTGGTTATTAACAAATGGCACTAAAAAGTCAATTGGATAAGGTGTTGTGTCTTTCATATCACCTACATTATATATCAAATCATAAAAAAAGACACCCACATTTTGTGAGTGCCTTATATTTAGTAGTTTAGACTAGTTAGAGCCACCAGCGGATTTTGTGATAACCGCGAATGGATAAGCACTAGCGCCTGCTCTAATTGTGTTGCCACTAGCAATACCACTAACTCTATTGACTGGGTTTGGTAAAGCACAACCTAATCTCATTGTAAATCTTAAACCAACCATATCTTGTTGAGCAAGGTTATAGAGTTCTGTGCCTGTGGCTGGGTCTTTCAATGTAGCCTCGTATAACACTCTCATTGACATTTCTTCACGGAATGAATAAACGAGATAACGGAAATCACCAACGATAGCAAAGGCTGTGGATTGGTTGAAACCACCAGTTAAGTCAATGTGTCTTGGTAAAGCACCAATTTCACCTTGGTCACCAGCGAGAACACCTAATTCGGTGATTGTCTTACGGAAAGCACTGTTGAGTGATGGTCCGCCAAGAATGGCTGTTGGGACATAACCACTATTTTCAACATATTCCATAGCATCGTTAATGGCATTGTAGAAACTTAAACCACTATTGCCATTCCAAGTGACTGTCGCACCAGCGCTTGTCGCACCAGCAACAATACCTGCGAAATTAGCCCAAGGACTATTTGTGCCAAAGAAAATTGTGCTATCAAGGACTTGTTGGAAAGCACCAACGACTTGTTCACTAATTTCTGGCATAAGTTCAATGCCGAAATCTTCAACATCATTTAATGTGTTGATAGAAACTGGAACGATAACAGCGATTTCTTCTGCGACTAAATCAACGCCCTCAAACGCTAAATAGGAAACTGGTTTATTTTTGATATCAGCCTCGTCTGCGTTATTTGGGGTTGATTGGTTTTTAACCCAACCTGCGACTGGTAAATGGGATAAAACATTTAATTTGTAGGTCTTACCACGCATATCTGGTAATCTACGACCTAATTCAAGTGCTTTGGAACGACCAACGACACCACGGATAATTTCTCTACCATACTCTACTGGTAAAACAACGGAATTGTTAGAAATTGAATTGATTGCCATATTTTTCTCCTTTCATATATAAATGGCATTTTGTTGTTAGGCTTATCTACCGCCTATCGCATTTTTAAGTGCCTCACCAACTTGTTCGTAAACTTGCGCTTTATCGTTTTGTGGTTTTTGACCTTGCGCTGTTTGAACTACTGTTGAATGGACAGCACCTTTTGGTAAACTTGCCTCGTATTCTTTCTTGATATCTTTGATTACTTTATCAATATTGCCATCTTCGGCATTAAGTAATCTCACATCATTTTTGAACCAATCTGGTAAGTTTTCTTTAGCCAAGCGAGTGCTAATTTCATTAGACTTTTTGTATTGTCTTAATTCATTTAGTTCGTTTTCTCTTGCTTGGTTTTCCTCTTTGATTTTCTCATTAGCAATTTGTTCGGCTGTCATATTGGCTTGTTCTTTTGCTTTCTTGACATCATCGTCATATTTTTTACGCATTGTAGCCATTTGACCATTGTGTTGAGCAGTTAATTCATCTGCTTTTTCTTGAACCTTTTGTGCGATTAAATCATTGAGTTCTTGTTCGGTTTTTGGTAATTCTGTCATACCTAAATTCTCCTCTCCTAGATATAGTGCTAGGGTCACATTACATTGGCAAAATGCCACTCTACTTTAGGAAAGTAGGCAACCATTTATAATAGGTTATTCAACCTTATTACCACTTAAATCTTGGGACTTACCTTTGACAAAATTCTCCTTATTGTCCATTTGTTCCTTTGTTTGTGGGTTAGAGTTTTGGCGCTCTAAATTGGTTTGGTTTAGTCCCTTGTTATTATTTTCGTTGACTTTCTTGCGTTTGTCAACATACTCATTATAAGTTTCAACACCTTTCATATAGTCATCAACATTAGGAATGAAAGACAAACCTTGTAGGGCAATTCTTGGATTTAATAAACCTTGGTTGCCTAAATTAACAATGTTATTAACCATATCGGTATCGTTGCTTGGTAATGTATGTGTATAAACTAAATCAATATTATCTAAATCAAATTTAATCTTTGAGTATAACTTGCTATCGTATCTTTGAACAAAGTCTAAAGTAAGGTCTAGCACTTCCATATAACCTTTATTGAACCATTTTTCCTTTTCTAAACATAAGTCTAATAAAGGTTTTGTCTTGGCTTTAAGCACTGGGTCACTAGCGTTTTGTGTGAACTCAACACTCATAAAGTCTGGAATATGTGTAATGTAGTGAATGACATTTTTGAAATCATCGGCTAACTTTTGAATATCGGTTTGGTTTAATGGGTTAGATAAGAACTTGGCATCAACATTATCACCCTCTAAAGGTAAAACTCTATGGTTCTTAATAAGGTCAATGGCTTGTTCAGCCTCTTTTTCATCACCAATACGAGCGTTCTTAATGAACAATAAATAGTTCATAATGTCATCAACATTTTGGAAACGATTATTTTGTAAGGAACTATATAACGCAATTTGTGGTAGTGCTGGTTTACAATCGCTAATACATAATTTATTATTCCAAAATTCAATAATAGGAATGTCCTTAAATCCGTGTTCGGTTTGGAATGAATATTGTGCGCCATCAATTAAGAACAAATCCAAAGGATAGACTTGGAAAGCCTCTTTTGTTGGAATTGAGATATTGCTTGTGTAATAGGCATACATTTTTGTCTTGGTATAAATGATACAAACATAGCGACCATTAGCACCTTTGCCATCATCATAAGCCTCATAATAGATATTGTAAGCAAACATAGGTTTCATAGCCACGCTACAATCATAGACTTTGTTAGTGTAAAGTGGGTCTAAACTACGATATCTTGGGAAACTATCGCCTTGCTCACTATATAAGCATAGGAAACCACTACCAGTGATAGAGCCTTGTAAGGCTGTATCATAGATTTCCTCTTCAAAATCATTATGTTTCATTGTTAAAGAAAACTTGCTAATTCTCTCAATTTCGCCTTTTTGTTCGCTATTAGAAACAATGTCTGGCACTCTGCCTAAAAAAGTAGATGTCGCTGTATCGCATAATGGTTTAAGCAAATTGAATTGTGTATCCATTTTTAACTTTTTAAGTAAGAATGGTTTTTCATACTTGCTATCATACATTGCTTTTTGAACTGCTTTAAGTCTAATATCTTTGCCTAATGCGTTTTTGTAGAAAATTTGATACCAAAGGATTTCCTTTACTACTCTATCAAGTCCCATACCTGTATCTAACGCATTTTGGTCAACATTCATTCTAATCATACTAAAAACCTCTTATTGCTTTGGCGAACATAGAAAACCGATTATCGGTGTCTATTTTTCCACCATATCTATATTCATAGTTTAACAAGTATTGCGACAACATATCAACAAAATCATCATGTGCGCCACTAGGAAATCTTAATAATTCATCAATATCGTCCTCAATAGTTGGGTCAATATTTTCATCTGGTAGCCACACATTACCACTTTCAATAAATGGTATCGCATTTTCAAATCTTTCTTGTTTAGATTTTGATTTTGGGTCAAACTCTACAAAGCCACCAATTTCTCTATTTAATGTTTCAATGGTTGCTAAACCATTGGCTTTCGCCTCAACGATTTTCTTTCTACATTGTGGGTATTTATCGGCTAACACTCGTAGTTGTTGTAAAGTTTCTTGGAATGTCATTTTTTTCTTAACTTTTTGTAGCAAGTAATGGTCAGCGCCTACTCTACCCCAAACGCCAATACAAACATTATCGTTAGAGTTTTTCTTGCCCCCAAAAGTTAAGTCGCAAGACATTTCAATAGTGTCAAATACACTTGGTCTAGTGTTGTGTGTATAGAATTTGAGCGAACTTCTTTTGACTAAATTGCCACCATCTATATAAGGTTTGCCTTGATAAAGAGCGTTCCATTTTTTCGCACCAAGGACTTTAGCCATTTGGGTTGCCCACTCGCTATCAAAACCTAACTCTGGGCATAGTGTTTGACCAATTTTTCTACCAAGCATTTTGTCAACACCTTTTTCCCAAACACAAGGAATGTTAATAATTATCCAACCACCAAGTTTAGCCAAACGACCAATAAGGTCATCATCGTGCCACCTTGTATGAATTACTATCACAGCGTTGCCTTTTCCTTGTGAACGCGTTAAAACGCTATCAACGAATGTTTGCCACACTTTTTCGCGAATATCAGGGTTCTCTGCCTCTGCGCCATTCTTAAAAGGGTCATCAACAATAGTAAGTTGACTTGTATTACTTGTAATACCACCTAGAATACCAGCACTATATAAACCACCTTTATGTTTATCAATGTCCCATAAAGTTTTGTTGTCTTGGCTTTCACTAATTTTAATACCAAAAAGTTCCTCACCAAAATCCTTAACTAGTTGCCTATTTTTATTACCAAATTTCTCGGCAATATCGGCATTATACGCTGTTAAAATAGCGCGTAAGTCTGGGTTTCTCCCCACAAACCAACTAGGTAGTGTTTCGGTGACTGTGTGCGACTTTCCGTGTTGTGGTGGAACACTTAAACACATTCTCACTTTTTGACCATTCTCTACTTTTTCTACAACACTTTGACAAATATTACATAGTAAAGCGTGGAATGGTGTGAATACATAATTTGGATAGATATGTTTAAGATATAACGCGTAGTTATCTCTAATTTTTTTGTTTTCTAGTTCCTTATCAAAGATTGCCTTTTGGCTTGGTGACATTTTTTGATAAAGTTCTAAAATGTTATCTTTTGGTTCTTGCTCATTACCAAAATTTTCAATAGGGTTTTTATTGAATTTCTTTAGTTGTTCTTTGAACTTTTTAGACTTTTCCCTACGAATTTTATCAAGTTCTTTGCGTTTTACATTATTTACTATCGCCATTCAAATCACTCGCTTTTTTCATAGCCTCAATTAAGGCGCGTTCCTCTGGTGTTAAAGTTTCCACCATTTTCTTGTAGTCGCTTTCGCTCTTAACTTGGTTTTCACCTAACTTTTCATTCATTTTACGCTCGGCAAGGAATTTAAGCAATAAAGGGTTAGGTGGTAGTTCTTCCTCTATTTCTACGATTTTATAATCTTCGTGGTCAACGCGACCATTTTCATCATAAACTTTGTATTTAACTGGGACTTGTTTCTTAATTCGTTTCCCACCAATAGCGGTTTGGAATAACGAACCAGCCACTACGACATCGGCTAACGCTCTACTATCTTTCATTACTAAAAGTAATGTTGGACAAATAGTGACTAAAATAGCCCATTGGTTTTTAGTGAGATTTAATCTCTTGCGAATTTCGTTATCGCTCTCTCCATTTAAGCACCACTCTGCGATATTAGTAATCGTGGACTTATTCATTTCAAAGTCTTTTAATTCGGTTTGCGACAAAAGACCATTGACAGTTTTCATATCAACATTATTGGCTAATTCTTTAATTGGATTTAAAATTTCATTCTTGTTCATAATAAGTGGCGATAGGCACAAAGTGACACAACGAACTTTATGCCTATCATATTAAATTATACTAGTTTGACTTTTCTTCAACAATTCTAGGTTGTAATTTTCCATCAACATAGACCATTTCAACCTTTTTGCCTTGTTCTTTGGCTTTTTTAATCATTTCTTGTTGTTCAAGTCGTTTAGTATATTCTTCTTGGGATTTGGCTTTCGCTTGGTTTTCTAGTTCTTGGAACAATTTGAAACCTTTTTGTGTTCTATCCCATTTAACAATAGTGTTCTTATTGTTAATTGTCTTAACTAAAGTGGCAAAATATGTTTCTTTACCACTAATGAAAGTATTGTAAAGGCTAACTAAAATTTCGTAATGTGTGATACTTGTCACGATTTCTAGTGCTTTTTCACTATCTTTAATGAATTTTTTAAGTCCTTTTATGTCGTTTTTATCACTCGTAAGTGTCAATTGAAAGCGCATAATAGCGATATTTGTGTCAATTAAAGACCTAAATAAAGTTTTTAAGCGCTCTTTTTGAACATCAATCTTGTTCGTTTTGGTGTTGTGTCCCATAATCTTCTCCTATTTTTTCATCAACTTTCTTGTCTTGATAGTGGCAATATGTGATATAACTCACAATTGAAATGATAATCTCTGCTAATAAGACTATACCGAATATGATAAATATAACGAATAAGAATATTGGAATGGCAATCATAATCCTATCTCCTTTTCAAATTGTTCAACTATTTGGTTTATTTCTGGCAATTTCCAAGCGACAAATTCACAAATTTCTTCTAAATCAAACTTTTTTTGATAACAACGACCTTGTGTGTCT